CTCCCTTGAAGTCACGGAGGAGATTGTCGACACCCCATGGTTCTCGAAACCCACGCCTTTCCATTCCATGGACACCGACCCATGGCAACTACCGGAAGATGAACCTGAAGATCCTGAAGAGGAGGACCCCAACAACCATAGTTCTGCCCCAACCCCTGCCCCATTATCACACACGTCAGACGAGGCTGCTGACCTCCCATGGGGCCCATGTCTTAATTTGCTGCATCAATGTGGGTTCAAAGGTACCCACAAACAGTACGACCCCGAAGGCAACCTGATCTACCCCATCATGGACTTACAAGCTCTAGACGTCGCAAGGCTGCCATCACAATTCGCCACCCTCCAGAAGAAACTCGAAGACATCAGACGTCAGCCCACAATGCATACTTACTGTCACAAAAGGGCGGGTGCCTACGCGTCTGATGTCAAGAACAATAGGGTAGGCCTTGCCACTCGAAACCAGACCCTCGAGTGGAAGCAAGTTTTCTCTGCACGGTGCGAAAGTGGCCCCCGCAAGCTGCCAACTGTTGTCATTCACGGTGCTGGCGGTTCCGGCAAAAGTCAGTTCCTCCAGGTGTTCCTGCGTGACCAGGAGAGGAACTATGATAAAATATCCATCGTCACCCCTACCGTCGAGCTCAGAGCTGACTGGATGCGGAAGGTCCCCAACATTAACATTCGCTGCTTCCGCACGCACGAGAAGGCCATTCTTCAACCAGCCTCCCCATTGGTGATCATTGACGATTACACAAAAATACCAACGGGACTAATTGAAGCCTACATCATAAGTCACCCGGAAATAGAGGCCGTAATACTCACGGGGGATCCACAGCAGAGTCACTATCACGAAACTTGCGATCAGGCTATGATTGCCTCCTTGGATCCAGCCTCTACTATCTTCGAGAAGTCTTGCCGGTACTACATCAACGCCACACACCGCAACCGACAAGACCTGGCCAACAAACTTGGTGTGTATTCTGAGACAGAAGGGGATACCAAAATCACTCTAAGCGGCCTCACAGTGCAAGGCTGGCCGCTCCTGTCGCCCTCCCAAGCTAAGAAAGAGTGTCTTCGAGAACTTGGGAATGTGGCCTATTCCTATGCAGGCTGCCAAGGCCTCACCACGCCATGCGTGCAGATTCTCTTGGACAACAACACGGCCCTTTGCTCAAAGCAAGTTATGTACACAGCGCTCTCCAGGGCCAGGGATGCAATCCACTTCATTAACACAGGGCCCACATCAGCAGACTTCTGGAATAAAGTCTCCTGCACACCCTATCTCAGCACCTTCCTGGACTTGACTCGTAAGCAGCCCCCAGCGGAGGCCGTCCCCGCAGAGCCGGAAGTGATTGAACCTGCCGCCCCAACTACTCACTTCCCCGTAGAGAATAAAAACTCCCTTCTGGAACCCCTAGTGTCCCAGCTGAATGACAAATTTGACAGGGAACTCTACGACAGGAAACATGGCCACACGAACACCATTCAGACCGAGGACACCGTGGTGCAACTCTTTCAACACCAACAGGCTAAGGATGAGGCCCTCCTGTTTAAGACCATAGAAGCACGCATAGCAATCGCCACGCCTGAGGACAATGAGAAAGAGTTTATAATGAAGCAGGACATTGGGGACATCCTGTTCCTCAACTATCAGCGTGCTATGGGGCTCCCCGCCGACCCAATACCTTTCTCCCAGGAATTGTGGGATTCCTGTCGTGACGAGGTACAGCAGAGGTACCTCTCTAAGCCGATCGCAGCCCTCATCAACGGCATGCCCAGACAATCCCCGGACTTCCCGAAAGACAAGATAGCACTGTTTCTGAAGTCTCAGTGGGTGACCAAAACGGAGAAGATTGGAGCCCTCAAAGTCAAGCCAGGACAAACCATAGCCTCATTTATGCAACAAACGGTGATGATATATGGGACTATGGCCCGGTATATGCGCCGGATACGGGCCTCCTTCCAGCCCGAGAACATCTTCATCACGTGCGAGAACACCCCAGAGGACCTCAATGAGTGGGTCAAGGAGCGTTGGAATTTCGGCAGGCCTGGGCACTCAAACGACTTCACTGCCTTTGACCAATCACAAGATGGGGCCATGCTACAGTTCGAAGTCACCAAAGCCAAGTTCCATAATATCCCCGAGGACATCATCGAGGGGTATATTCAACTCAAGACCAACGCGCACATATTTCTGGGAACTGTGGCCATTATGCGACTCAGTGGGGAGGGCCCCACATTCGATGCAAACACTGAGTGCGCCATCGCATACCACCACACCAAGTACCACGTCTCCCAGAACACCTCCCAGCTATATGCGGGAGACGACATGGCCCAAGACGACAGGCCCATTCCAAAAGATTCCTTCCGGCTGATCGAACACCGTCTCACACTCACGTCTAAGGAAGTGTGTCACACCCAGAAGCCGGGAGATTTCGCCACTTTCTGTGGGTGGACCCTCACACCAAAAGGCATCATTAAGGACCCCAAGAAACTGTACGCTGGTCTTTGTCTGGCCAAAGGCACGGACCGGGTACCAGCCGTGCGAGTGGCTTATGCTCACGACCTGCGCCACGCATACAAACTTGGGGATGAACTGCATGAGGTCCTCACAGAAGAGCAGGCTAGCTTTCACCAGGCTACAGTCCGTGATCTGCATCTCATGGGCTGTAATGAGATAATACAAAACCTCTAGAACAGGGGTTAGGTTACCTCAGGCTTTGATGGAATTCTACCTAGGTGACCTACACAAGCTGTACGAAAGAACTCCATTACCACTCCAAGAGCCCATTGTCATCCACACCGTTGCAGGTGCCGGCAAAACTACCCTCGTCCGCTCTTGGATCCACCGAGCCCCACAACTGAAAGCCGTCACTGGCGGTCAGCCGGACCCACCAAGTCTTGAAGGAGTGGGCATACTCAAACCTCATGGCCGTGCTGACATAGTCGATGAGTACCCTGCAGTGGCAGACATCACGGGTGCTAAAGTCCTCCTTGCCGACCCACTCCAGCACCGTGGCACCACGTTCCCCGCCCATTTCATAGGCCGACGCACCCACCGATTTGGCAAGTCCACCTGCGAGCTCCTCAAGTCATTTAACATTAATTGCTCCGCGGATAAGGAGGACAAAGTTTTGAGGTCGGGCCTTTACGAATCAGATCTCGTTGGGACCGTTATCGCAGTTGACGACGACGCCGCCGAACTTTTGGAAGCTCACTCCGCACAGTTCATCACGCCCTGCCAGGCCCTAGGCTTGACTTGCGAGGTCGTGACTGCAGTTTCCACTGTACCCCTTGAAGAGGCAGACCCCGTCAACCGCTACATCGCCTGCAGCCGACACTCACAACAACTTCTCATCCTTGAGGGATGAGGCTGCAAGCCCCTCCGGACTTCACGAAACCCCTCGTCGCCGTCGCCATAGGATTGTCTATCGCCGTCACCATCCACTTCATTACCAGGTCTAACTTACCCCACGTGGGCGACAATCTCCACCACCTTCCCCACGGCGGCCGCTACTCTGACGGGACCAAGCGTATCATCTACAACAGTCCTGGCGGCCCATCAGCCTACCACAGTTTCTGGCCCTTCCTCACTGTCATCCTCATTACTGGAGCTCTCCTGCTGCGCGGCACTAGGCCTCGCCACCCTTGTGCTTGTCCTCTTTGCTCTGCAACCCAGTGAACCGTGCTCCATTGAGATTACTGGCCATAACATCATAGTCAGAGCCTGTGACCATAGCCCGGCAGCTCATGCCTTACTACAGGGGTTAAGTTCCCATTTCTTTCGAAATCATGTCGGAAGACTTGAAGAAGAGCGAGGACACCCAAGTCATTGATGACGAGCTTGGCCCACCCAGCAAGGAATTCATGAAAGACTTCAAGTACGAGGCCACCTCTGACGCTGTGGCCTCACGTGACCAAATCAAGGCGGTCAAGGCCAAATGGGTGGCTCTGGGCCTACCCGAGAATAATTTCTTCGCTGCCGCCCTACAGTTAGCACTTGCTTGTTCGGACTCCCATGCATCCTCTCTGACTGCACTCCACGGACCAGTCGCTGCACACACTGCCCTGGCCTTGAGAGATCTGGCTTCTGCCCTCAAAGCACACTGCACACTCCGCCAGTTCTGCCGGTTCTATGCGAAGTTCGTCTGGAACTACCGCATAAAGAACGACGCCCCACCAGGTGCCTGGGCGGCCATGGGCTTTACTCACGACACGCGTTTCGCCGCCTTCGACTTCTTTGACGGCGTCACTAACCCTGCGGCCCTCCAACCCCCAGAAGGCCTGGTACGACCCCCGACAGAGAGAGAACTGGCAGCCCATCACACAGGGAAATTTGTAGCCACCACACGCGCCACCCATTCAGGACATCTCAGTCTTGCCGCGGAAGTCACTCGTGGAAGACTCCCACCTGCAGACGTACAGGCCCGTCTTCTCGGGCCATGATAGGCCCTCGCGCGAGAAGGAAAACTCGTCCAGATTCCAGTCTGGTTCAAACCCCCCCGAGCACATCGAAACCTAACAAGATGCGGGTGTT